TGACTTCCGGGCCGAACATACAGTTCACACCTGGCCGCATAACGGCCGCCGGTACGCTTTGATTCTGGCAACTCGAGCCCGCAGCGCTGATGGCGCATCTGCCAATGCTGGCAATCCCAACACATCAATGGCTCACCAGCAGGACGCAGCCTTGCGCACGCAGCTTGGTAGATGTGTTGCGCTTTGATCAATGCCGCCTGCAGTTGCACTGCACCGGTATCCATCTCGATCTGATGTTCAGGCTTTGGACCGAGCACCACGCGCGCGTGCCATGTGCGGTCAGTACGGCTGCACAGCAGCAACAAACGGCCGCCGTGCAGACTGATCATTCCGCCTCACCAGCAGCAGGCTGGTGGAAGATACGTTCGAGCACCATGGAGTCAGGCTCATCTGGCCCGCTGGTGACATAGGCAGCCACCGGATCAGTGCCATCTGATGCCACATAGATGCAGCCGTAGCCATAAGGCTTGACGACAACTAGACCGGTGTTGCGACTGCGCGACAGGATACGGAGCGCAAGGCGCTCGATCAGATTCAAACCAGGCAGTTGGCGCATCATCCCTCCAGTTTGGCGATAAGACGGCTCAGATACCAGTGGCACTTACGTGCATCCTCAAGCGCGTTGCCCTTGCACCAGATGCGCAGCAGATATTTCAGCGCCTGGCCCTGCAGGTATGCGGGCACCATGTGAGGTGCATCGGTGACGGCTGCCTCGATCACGTCGATCGCCTCGACTGGGCCGCGGCGGTAGTGCGATGGGTTGATTGGGTCGGTCATTAGTGGGTCTGACTACAAGGCTTTGATCCGTTCAGCGAAGTCCCGCAGCGATTGCATCTTGCGCTGCTCGTAGTTGACTACTGGGTTTTAGGCACGCAACTTGGCTAGCAGATCTGCGGTTTTCTCTGCCAGCTTGCAGTAGGTCGTGCCTTCATCGCTGGAAACGATGTGCGGGCAAGTGGAGTTGGGTTGTTCAATCCAGTCGCCAAGAGCCTGTTGCAGAGCTGTGAATTCTTCCCAGGTCATGGAAAGGGACTGGTGACCTCGGCTTAGATGAATGTCAAAGCCTTCAGCATTTGTCCATTCTGTGACTTCGAGGAAGTCGTCACCCTTTCTATCAATGTTGTAGTTTTTGAGTTCGACAAAGCGGCAGGTGCGCTGAGATTCTTTCATGGCGTTAGTGGGCTTCAAGTTCGTCAGCGATGGCGAGAAGATCGGGCACCTCAATGATGCGTGGGTATAAGTCCTCAAACTCTGCACCTGGAGCAGGACTCTCGCCAAGCTGATCCGCAGCAGCGCGAAGGGCGGCGGCAGCAATCTCTTGCGCTTGGCTGGGATAATCCTCTGGATCGCAAGAGCTGACATAGAGGGCAGCCTTTGCTACTGCCTGAGCAGCGAGTGAAAGTTCAGACATAGAAGTTGATCGGACTACTTGCCCCAGCGGGCGAGAGCATCAGTGATGATCAGCAGCAAGCACTCCAGGCTTTTGCTGTCTTCGTAGAAGAAGCTGTGCTCTGCGCATAAGTCGTCGATTTCATCAAGCGTCGGGCCCTCCGGCTCGGACTCAGCCAGGGCGGCAAGGTCCAACGCTTGTAGCGCCTGCTCCTTCAAGCTCGGCGGCTGGGGGCGCATCTCCGCGATGAGCCGCTTGGAGGACATCTGATTAGAGGTTTGCAAGGCCACCCAGGTGGCGTCCATTTCAAGCTGCTCATCAGCGCCCCAGCGGGCAGCGAGGGTTGCGATCACGCGAGCATCAGGCCCAGGTGGCTGACCACTTGCCTCCTGCATCCACTGCTGCACCAGCTCCGGCGGGGGATTGATCGGATGGTTGTTGTCAGTCATGAGAAAGAGAAGTGTGTAGAACTAATCCAGCCATGCCCATGCAATGCGCTGGCAGATGCGCCATGCGTGCTTTTTGTCGATCTCATACCGATCGGCGAGCTTCTGATAGCTCACCCCCTCAGCGCGAAGCTGGCGCAGCTCGCGCACCAGCTCTTCGCTAAGGATCACGGCGACATTCTCCTCACCGCGCTTGAACGGCCGGCTCATCGCCACTTATCCCCGAGCAGCTGCTGGCGGCAGACTTCGATCGCCTGCTGCGCCTGCTTCTGCGTCATCACCGACTCGGTGGCATCCATGGCGCGCACAACGCGGGCCAGCAGTTCCGGGTATGGCGTGTCGCGGAAGTTGGCAGCCAAGTCGCGGCAGAACTCCTCCCACAGTCCGGTATAGGTGCTGCAGGTACGGCCGCTGCGTTCATAGAGCGCGTCCATCATGTCGGCGCGCATCTGGTCAAGCTTGACTGCTTCGCTCATGGCTCGAGGTATTGGCGGATGTGGAGCAACTCAGCGCAAAGCTGCTGGCGGTTACGGAGCCCAACAGTGCCGCACAGCTGATCGATGCGGATGTCGATCAACTGGCGGACCCGCTGGCGCTCCTCAGTCTGACCAGCTGTGAACGCACTGGTGTCGCTCAGCAGCTGCTCGATGCGGTGGCGGATGTCGCTCATGGATGAGAAATACGGACGGTGGCGATGCCATCGAGCGGCACACCAAGGCGGTGAGCAGCACCGGCGCTGAGATCGATCGAGCCGCAGTCGCACCGATCGGTGACGCGCACCGTGAGCGTGCGGCCGCGGTGGCTGACGCGCACCGGTGTGCCGCATGGCAGCCATGGATGCGCGGCGCTAATGCCCCAGTGCTGATAGGTGCTGCCACACGCCGTCTGGCGGCCGTGAAACCAGCCGTCATAAACGGTGGCAGTCACCTGCCGGGCGTGCACCGGGCTGGCCAGCAGCAGCGCTGCAGCGGTCAAGGCAGCGCGGATCATGCCACCTCCACTGCAGCGGCATCAGGCCAGCGATTGCGCGCATACTTCTCAGCAGCGCGCTTCGATTCGGCGCGCGTGTACCACGTCACGGGGCGTGCATTCTTGGGATAGATGATCACCTTGAAATCACGCACGCGGGCGCGATGACGTGGCCGGCTGATGCCTTCGCCGTAGTTGCCAACTTCCTCAGGGTCTGTGCGCCACTGGAAGAGTGCGCCTTTCATTTCAGCCATAGTTAATGCTCTCAGTGACGGTTTCGACGTTGATCCATTCAAGTTCTGGCCACCACTCGAGCCATGTATCGGCGGCGATTAGCTTGGCCTCAGTGAGGCTGGTGGCGGTCACGCACTCAAAGACATTGGCGCTTGGAATGCGGAAGTAGTAGCGGCGTGGTTCAGTCATGCCGCACCACCTGCTGCGTGCCGGAGTGGGTGGGTGCGTGATGCGCGCCGGATTCGATGCCGATCATCGCGAACACACTCGCAGCGATCAGGCAGCAGATGGCGTTGTTGATGTGGTTGATCATTGTGCAAGCGCTTTGCGGACGCGGTAGACGGAGAGATTGAGACGGGTGGCGATCTGTTGCTGAGTGAGACCAGTGCGCCGCAGGATGCGCACGCGGCGATCGTCGCTAGCGGTGAGCCAGTCGATCACTGCGATCACAAGCAGCAGCGGCAGGAGCAGCTTCCAGATCACCAAGAGAGTGGCGGTGAACATGGGGCGGTGTGAGTAGGTGTGCCCCTGCGATCGCAGCTCGCTGGGGCGGTAGTGGCTGGCTGTTCTCTTGTCCACAGCGGAGGATCCGGGGCGCGCTATCCGGCTTGTGGCCTAACTGAAGCGCCCCCGAAGGGGCGGTGCCCTTAGAGCCACTCCTCAAGCACGGCTTGGGCGTTGCCCAGATCGTGCTCGATCGAGTCAGCCAGCGCGATAGCCTCTCGGGCTACCGCGAGCAGCTGCTCGGTAGAGCGGCTCCACGCCTCGAAGGCCGCGTCCACCTCAGCGATTAGCGCTGCGGTTTCGGCCTCGCGGGCGAGGGCGTTGCGGGTGATGTCGTCCATGCGATCTCCGGTGTGTGGGTGAGCCCCCGGCGGGACTCATGGGTGCCGGGTGAAGGCCACCACCGGAGCGGGACGACTCCCGCAAGTATTCAGTTTTCAAGGATCAATGTTGTGCCGGGCCAACCGGCGGTGCGGGCTTAGTCAGGCCCTGTTGAGCTCGATTGCGGGGTCGTGTGCTCTGTTCCCCCTGGCCGCGTTTTTAGCGAGGTGCCGGTCCCCTTCCCTCGTGACACCATCATACACCGTCGACGGTGCACGTGCCAGGGTGTGCGCAACATCTCTTCACACTGCGTCGGTGCCCACTGCCAGCTCCACCGGGACGCGCAGCATCGGCACGCTTTTGCCCGTGCCCTGCGTGCGCTCCCAGCCCACTACCGCCACGCTCACCGGCAGTTCCGCGGTGTACCAGACGTGGCGGCACTCGGTGCAACGTCGCTGCCTGATGACCCGATCGTCAAACCTGCCATTCGTATACGTTGCGCGGATCTCACCGCAACCGCACCGGGGGCAATTCACTGTTCGGCTAGCCTGATCATGTACACCACCACTATGGCACCATGAACTTCGGTGAGTGGATGGCAGTTCAGCTGACCGCCGAACAGCAGTTTGAAATAGAAAAGCAGGCCCGCAGCCTGCTCAACAGCCCAGACGCCGGCACCATGGCCGCAGCGCTTTTGAAGCAAGCCTGCTACCAGCAACAACTGCTGCAGCAGGCTGTTCATGAAATCGCCCGCCTCGAGTGCGAGCTGATGGGTCGGCCCTAGAACAGATCCGGTTCGATATCGAGCACCACGC